AAACAACTAAACTTACACTTTTAGTAAAACCCAATCAAAAACATAAGGAAAATTACGCATGGCAAATAGTTTTGTACGTTATACAGGTAATAACAGTACAACATCATATTCTATACCTTTTAGTTATAGAGCCACAAGTGACCTTACAGTTACATTATCAGGCGTTGTTACTACAGCTTACACGTTAAATAGTGCAGGAACTACGCTAACTTTTACTACCGCACCTGCTCAAGACGTAGCAATCGAAATTAGAAGAAGAACATCACAAGGTACTAAATTAGTAGATTATGCTTCTGGTTCTGTACTTACAGAAAACGATTTAGATACAGATAGTGACCAAGCATTCTTTATGTCTCAAGAGGCTATTGATGATGCAGGAGACGTTATTAAAGTTTCTAATACAAACTTTCAATGGGACGTACAAAATAAAAGATTAACAAATGTTGCAGACCCAGTAGATAATACTGATGCTGTTAACAAACAATTTATATCAAACAATATACCCAATATTAATACAGTAGCAGGTATAAGCACTGATGTAACAGATGTAGCTAATATTGCTTCTGATGTTACGGCTGTGGCTAATGATGCTACAGATATTGGTACAGTGGCAACCAACATAGCGTCAGTAAACACAGTAGCTACAAACATCAATGATGTAATTAAAGTTGCTGATGATTTAAATGAAGCAATCTCTGAAGTAGAGACTGTTGCAAATGATTTAAATGAAGCGACTTCTGAAATAGAAGTTGTTGCTAATAATATAGCTAATGTTAATACAGTTGGTACTGACATAGCCAATGTAAATACAGTAGGTGGTATTTCAGCTAATGTTACTACAGTTGCAGGAATATCATCAGATGTAACTACAGTTGCTAATGATGGAACTGATATAGGAACAGTGGCTACGAACATAGCAAACGTAAATACAGTAGCAGGTAATAATGCAAACATTACGACTGTTGCAGGAAACAATGCTAATGTTTCAACAGTTGCAGGAATTTCAGGTAACGTAACTACAGTCGCAGGTATTTCAGCAGATGTAACAGCAGTAGCAGGTGATGCTACTGATATTGGAACAGTTGCTACTAATATTGCTAATGTTAATTCTGTTGTAACAAATATTTCAAACGTAAATTCAGTTGCAAGTAACTCAAGCAACATCAACGCAGTTAACGCTAATTCAGCTAACATTAATACAGTTTCAGGAATTTCAGCAGATGTAACAGCAGTTGCTACAAACAATTCAAATATCAATACAGTTGTAGGTGCTATATCAAATGTTAATGCAGTTGGAACTGATATTGCTAACGTAAATACAGTAGCTACAAACTTAGGTTCAATAAATAACTTCGGTGAAGTTTATAGAATTTCAGCTACAGCACCAACCACTTCTTTAGATAATGGAGATATGTGGTTTGATACTACAGCAGGAAAATTAAAAATATGGAATGGCTCGTCATTTGATTTAGCAGGTTCAAGTATCAATGGTACATCAGCTAGATATAAATTTACAGCTACAGCATCACAAACAACATTTACTGGTGCTGATGATAATGGAAATACTTTAAATTACGATAGTGGGTTTATAGATGTATTTTTAAATGGCGTACATTTAGACCCTTCAGATTACACAGCAACAGATGGAAGCAACATAGTTTTAAATTCTGGGGCTACAGTAAATGATGAACTTTATGTTGTGGGCTTTGGAACATTTTCAGTAGCAGATTTTGATGCTTCTGGTTTAACTGGAACAATTAATATTGCAAGATTAGCAGATGCTTCAGTTACTAATGCTAAGTTAGCTAATCAATCTATTACTATAAATGGTTCAGCAGTTAATTTAGGTGGTAGTGTTACAGTAGGAGAAACTAAACCTACTATCTCATCTATCTCACCAGATACTATCACTAATGCTCAAACTTCAATTACTATTACTGGTGCAAACTTTGTATCAGTTCCTCAAGTAGAATTTTTAAATCCTTCAACAGGTATATGGTACACAGCAAGTACAGTTACCTTTAATAACTCAACATCATTAACAGTTACAATTACTTTATCTGTTGATGCTACATATAAAATTAGAATAGAAAACCCAGATGGTAATGCAGTTATTTCATCTACAAACATTTTAACAGTATCAGACGCACCTACATGGACAACTTCAGCAGGTACATTAGGTACATTTGCAGGAGACTTCTCTGGTACATTAGCAACAGTAGTAGCCACATCAGATAGTGCAGTAACATTTTCTGAAGTAGGCAGTAATTTAGCTACAGCTAATGTTACTTTATCTTCAGGTGGAGTTTTAAGTACAACAGATTTCGGTGGTAGTAGCACTCAAGCAACTACATATAATTTTACAATCAGAGCAACAGATGCTGAAGGTCAAACAGCAGATAGAAGTTTTAGTTTGACATCATCATTTGGTGCAACAGGAGGCGGACAGTTTAACTAATGGCTAGTACATATTTAACAAAAACTTTTGCAAGTGATAGCAACAGAAAAACTTGGACATGGAGTGGTTGGATAAAAAGAGCAGGTACAGGTACTCAAACTTTAATGACACAAGTTGATGCTTGGAGTGGTAATAGTAATGCAGGTTTTTATATAGTGGATAATTATCTTACTGCTTATAATTTTACTACCTCTTTAAATGCGGGTAGTGGCTCATATAACAGACCCTCAAAACTTTTAAGAGATTTTCATGGTTGGTATCATATAGTTGTTAGATTAGATACAACACAAGCAACTGCATCTGATAGATTAAGATGGTATGTTAATGGAGAACAACTTACTGATTTTCAATATGCAAACTATCCTAGCCAAAATCAAGATTGTAATTTTAATGGTGGAGACCCTCATGGTATAGGTGGACACACTACTGGTGCAAATTATTTTAGTGGTATAATGAGCCATGTTCATTTCTGTGATGGTCAATCTTATGCACCTACAGAATTTGGAGAATTTGATGCTAATGGTGTTTGGAAAATTAAAACTTCTCCAAGTGTAACTTACGGAACTCATGGTTTCTTTATTTTAAAAGATAGTGGTTCAGTTACAGACCAATCTGGTAATGGTAATAACTTTACAGTTAGTGGTGGTACATTAACGAATACTTTAGATTGTCCAGATAATGTTTTTGCTACATTAAATCCTTTATATTTAATGACAGCTCAACCAACATTTTCGTATGGTAATTTAAGAATTACAAACTCTTTAGCAAATAAAGCTGAAACATCTTATTCAACAATAGCACCATCTTCTGGTAAATGGTATGCAGAATTTAAATGTACTTCTGGTACAGTATTTAGACCAGGTATTTCATCAACAAATGCAAGTCAAGCACAAGGTGACCCTGCAAATAATCAAAATTATCCTGGTCAATGGAGTGAAGGTTGGGGTTGGTATTATGCAAATGGAGTTGTTTATAATAATGGAACAACTACTGGAATTACATTAAGTACCTTTACTCAAGGTGATATTGTAGCAGTAGCTTTAGATTTAGATAATATGAAATTATATTTTTCTAAAAATGGTTCATGGCAAAATTCTGCTGACCCAAGTGCAGGAACAGGTGGAATAGATATATCAAGTATTTCTTCAGGTTCTAATGTTGTAATAGGTATGCAAGTTGAAGATAGTTCTGCAGGTTTAGCTTCAGCAGATGCAAACTTCGGCAATGGTTACTTCGGAACTACAGCAGTATCTAGTGCAGGAACTAACGCAAGTGGTATAGGAATTTTCGAATATGATGTTCCAACAGGTTATACTGCTTTATCAACCAAAGGATTAAATTTATAATGGCTTACACTACAATTAAAAAACCTTCGGATTATTTTAATACTGTTACTTATGTAGCTAATCAAACTGATAATAGACAAATAACAGTTGGTTTCCAACCAGATTTCACATGGTTAAGAGACAGAGACCAAGCAGTTAGTCATCAATTATATGATGGTGTAAGAGGTGCTTTAAAAGCTTTAGCATCAAATAATGCTAATGCTGAATCTACAGAAACAGATACTTTAAAAAGTTTTAATAGCACAGGATTTACTTTAGGAACTGGTTGGGGAAACCAAACAACTGGAGATGATTATGTTGCATGGAACTGGTTAGGTGCTAATGGCACAGCTAGTAATACTGATGGAAGCATAACCTCAACTGTTAGTGCTAATACAACAAGTGGATTTAGTATTGTGTCTTATAGTGGAGATGGTGGTTCTAGTTCTACAGTTGGTCATGGATTAGGTGCAATTCCAAAAATGGTTATTATTAAATGTAAAACAACTACAACAAGTTGGCAAAATTGGGGAGATGGATATACAAGATTAAGTTTAAATAATACAGATGGAGATTTAGGTAATTATGGCATGACAAGAGGTGCATCAACTGTTACTTTACCAAATGGTATAAATGATTGGAATGGAAGTGGTCAAGATTATATTATGTATTGTTGGAGTGAGGTTAAGGGATTTAGTAAGTTTGGCAGTTACACAGGTAATGGAAGTACAGATGGAACATTTGTTTATACTGGGTTTAAACCAGCTTTTGTTATTATAAAAGGAACAGTTGTTGCTGGAGATTGGTGTTTATTTGATAATAAAAGAAGTGAATTTAATTTAACTAATAAATTATTATTACCAAACACTAGTGATGCAGAAAGCACTCCATCTACAAGAGTTATAGATATTTTAAGTAATGGATTTAAAATAAGAGGTTCAAGTAGTGATGTAAATTCTAGTGGTAATTCACATATTTACATGGCATTTGCCGAAGAACCTTTAGTGGGAGATAACCCTTGTACAGCAAGATAACAATATAAAAATAATTTAAATAGGAGAATACTTAATATGACAAAAGCTAGAGATATAGCTGACTTTAAATTCGAAAACATTACCGATACTGGTACTGAGGGAACTAGAGTTGCTACAGGTACACAGGCTCAAAGAGGTACTACGCAAGGTCAATTAAGATTTAATACTGATACAGGATTAGCTGAATATTATAATGGTACTTCTTTTAAAAGTATTGATACACCACCAACAGTTACATCACTTGATGTTACAGAAGTAGATAGTCAAGCAGGTGGTAATCAAACAATAGTTATTACTGGTTCTAGTTTTAATTCTGGTGCTACTGTAACTTTTGTAGGTGCTAGTGGAACAGACTTTAACGCATCAACTGTAACTGTAGATAGTGCAACTCAAATTACAGCAGTTGCACCTAAAGCTAGTTTTTTAAATGCACAAGAACCTTATGGTGTAAAAGTAGAAAATACTTCTGGTTTATCAGGTACACTTGCTAGTCAAATTAATGTTGATACTTCGCCAAGTTGGCAAACAGCAAGTGGTAATCTTGGTACTCTTGATGAAGGTTCTTCAGCTAACTTTACAGTTTCAGCTACAGATGCAGATGGCGATACAGTTGCATATTCAGAAACAACTTCAGTTTTAGCAGGTGGTGGATTTAGTTTAAATTCATCTACTGGTGCAATTACTGGCACAGCTTCTGGTGTAACAGCAGATACAACATATGATTTTACTTTAAGAGCAACAGCAAATGGCAAAACTGCTGATAGAAGTTTTAATATAATTACTGCTGATAATCCATATCAAGGTGCAGATGCTTTATATGGATTTAATAATAACTATACTAATAATGGAAGTGGAACTTACACTACTGCTATAAGTGGAACTGGTGGTGGTATAAGTAGTGCAACTTTTGTAACTTCGCCTAAAAAGTTTGGTACACACTCTGTAAAATTAGATGGATTTAATGACTATCTTGATATTACAACAAACAATAACATTAAAACGATTGTATTCTGGTTATACTGGGAAGGATATGATTATGATAGACAATATGTTGTTGAAGGTAGAAAAAATGGAAATGATACAGGTTTTTGGGTTTGGGATAATGATGGTACTTCTCAAGTTCGTTTTGCTACTGGTGTTGAAGATACTTTTAATTGGTCAGCTTCAACAAACACTTGGTATCATTGTGCAATAACTTTAGGTAGCACAAGCTATGTTTATATAGATGCAGTAGAAAAAGGTTCTGCAACAGGAACACCAAATTTTATTGATACTAATGGTTTTTTAATTGGTACTTATAATGGACAAACAAGTTCAGCAGGTGGTAATTATTGGTTAGATGGTCATATTGATAATTTAGCATTGTTTCCAACTCAACTTTCATCAAGTCAAATAACAGCTTTGTATAATTCAACTAAAGATATTTAATAATGCCTAGAAAAAAGATTACATCAAAAGATTATGCTGAAGTATCAGCAGGTGTAAGACTTTCAAGCCATGAGAAACTATGTGCTGAAAGAATGAAGACATTAAACGAAAGTATTAATGAGTTAAAAC